ACCGAAAACATTCGAACGTGCCTTAAACAAAGGTCAAAATGTCGATTTGCTATATAACCACGACAAGAACCGTAAGTTGGGTTCTACCCAAGACGGTAATCTTGACTTAATCGAGGACAATATCGGATTACGGGCGACTGCCACTGTGACCGACCCTGAAATTATGGACAAGGCTAAAAAAGGGGAACTTCGAGGATGGAGTTTCGGATTCCAAGCATTAAAAGATTCGTGGAAACAACGCGATGATGGTATGCAAAAGCGAAGCGTTGAAGAACTCAATCTTTTTGAAGTAAGTGTACTCGATAAAACGCCTGCCTATGTTGCTACTTCAATTGAGAGCAGAGGCGAAGAAGAAGTTATGACTGAAATGCGAAGCAAAGAAGATTCGTCCGAAATCATTAAGACTGAAATAAAAACCGATAACTCTACAGACACTAAACCAGTAGAAAAACGAACTACGCCTGAGCCTTTCTATTACGAGCATTTACAACACGATTTTACACTACTTCAACTAGGAGGTTTTTAATAAATGAAAACTCTTGTAAAGCCTGTCATTGAAACTCGTTCTATGCCTGCTCTTGTAGAGCAAAGAAACAGTCTAATGACAGAACTTGAAACCTTAATCGAAACAGTTAAATCCGAAACTCGGGCGTTAAATGACACCGAACAATCTCGGTTCAATCAAATTAAGACTGAAATTGGCAATATCGACAAAACCGTTCAAGCACAACAGCAAGCCGAAGAAATGAAAAAAACCGAAATGAAACCTGCCGCTACTCCCGATGCCGAAAAGCAGGAACAACGGGCATTAGCCGAAGATAAATTTCTACGCTTTCTACGCGGTGAAGAACGGGCGTTAAATGTAGCCGGTAATGGAGCTATCATCCCGACTGAAATTGCCGACCGAATTATTACGCGTGTATTAGAACTTTCGCCTATTCTGCAACGTTCGACTACATTTAACGTTGGAGGCGATTTGGTTTTCCCTAAATTTGATATTACTTCCATCACAGCGGGTTATATTGCTGATATGACAGCTTTAACGCCGGCAAATGGAAATTTCACTTCCATCAAGCTACAGAACTTTATCGCAGGAAGTTTAGTACAAGTTTCTCGTTCTTTAATGAATCGTCAGGATTTTGATTTAGTGAGTTATGTAACAAATTGGATGGCACAAAGCTTCGCTACATTTATGGAACATGAATTACTTGTAGGTGTAGGCACAACTGCCGCTACAGGTTTATTTGTAGATGCTAATGTAACGGGCGTAACTGCCGCAGGCGCAACATCAGTCGCTTTAGACGATATCATTCAAACTCAAATCATTATACCGCAAGTTTTACAAGATAATGCTTGTTGGATTATGCACAAAGACCTTTTCTCGGCTCTACGCAAAATGAAAGACAGCATGGGTTATCCATTATTGAATAATGATATTAGTTCTCCGTTCGGTTGGTCTTTACTTGGTAAGCCTGTATTTATTTCGCAAAATGCACCTAACACAATGACTACAGGCAAAAAAGTTCTTGCATATGGAGATTTGAGTGGAATGTATGTGAAACTCGCCCAAGATGTGCAAATTCAGGTTTTGAATGAACTTTATGCAACTAGTCACGCAACAGGAGTAGTAGGCTACGCAGAATTTGATAGCCGTGTTGTAGAAGAACAAAAAATCGCAATCCTTTCACTTGCGTAATTTAAACGAGTTTAGCCCAGAATAACAACGTACCTAACCATTATTGAAAGGAGGGAATTAAATGTCAGGTCAAGCAAATTATCAAGCAAAAGTTAATTTTTATCATGAAAACATAGGAACTCGCAATACGGGTGATGTTTTCCAAGTAAGTGATTCTAGCCTTGCTCAAAAATTAGAGCAAATGGGTTACATTCAAAAAATGGATACACAAGTCCATAGTGAAATGATGAAAGCCGAACAAGAATTACAGGCGAAACAGCAACAATACGGGCAAGAACAAGCTCAGGCGAATGAGCAAGTTAGTTTAGCAGCGCACGAACAAAATATTCAGGCGAATAAGTTAACACAAGAAATGGCTCAAGCTCGTCAACAAATGACCCAACAACACGAAAGTGTTATGGATAAAGCAATTGCGGCTGATAAAGCCAAAGAATATATCGCAAGCGCCACAACCAATCCCGAAGTAAAAGCACAAGTCGCACAGGCGAAAGCGGCTAAAGCTAAAGTAGCTGATTCTTATGAAAATAAATGAAATCACTGTTAGCGATGTAAAAAATTACTTGAATATTACGCACGATGAAGATGATACGTTAGTTCGGTCGATTTTGTTTGGAACGAGGGCTTATATAAAAAATTATACAGGTCTTACGACTGAAAACATGGACCTTTACGAAGAATTATCTATTACTTTGTTCGTGCTTTCGGGTGAAATGTACGACAATCGACTTATGACAGTCGATAAGATTTCTAAGGTAAATCCTTTAGTCGAAAATATGCTGAATTTACATTCGGTTAATCTGTTGTAGGTGATAACATGACCATATTTCGAATCAACGCAGGCAAATACAGGCACGTTGTCACCTTTCAACGGTTACGAAATACCCCAAACGATTACGGGGAAATCTCGAAAGCGATAGATGCTAACTGGGAGGATGCCTTTAAAGCAAGGGTCCAAATCCTCCCTATTAGTGGTAAAGAAGTTATCGCCCGACAAGGTGAAAAAGGTGAAATAAGCCATCGAATTTATATGAGATATCAAAGCGGTATAGATTCAACGATGCGAATTAAATTTGGTAGCCGCATTTTTGAAATTATTTCTCCACCTATTAATTTTGAAGAAAGAAACCAAGAAATGAATTTGCTCATTAGAGAATTAGAGCAAGTTAAACCGTTCTAGGAGGGATTAAATTGGCTTTTGTAAGAGGAATAAATACGAGTGACATAATGATAACTCTGGATGGTTTAGACCAATTAGAACAGCAATTTGAACTCATAGGGAAACCACCTAAACGGATTTTAACAAAGGCGGCTAAAGCAGGAATGGCTAAACCGCTTCTTGAGGCGAGACAAAATGCGCCAGTTGGCAAAACAGGCATGTTAAAACGTGGAGTTCACTCTATTCAAGAAACGCCTAATAAACGAAATAAAGGTGTTTATCGTATTAATTGGTGGGCTAAATATAGTGATAATTATAGAAAGAGAATAAAAAATGCAGGCATATATGGCGGCAAAAAAAATCCGGCTTATTATCCTCAGTCCGTTGAGTGGGGTTATCCAACTAAACACGGAAAGGTAGCAGGAAAATATTTTGTTAGAGCCGCTATCGAAGCACATCAAGCAGAATCACTTCAAATAGTGATTGATACGCTTTCAGAAGAAATAGAAAAATTACTTTAAAAAGAAGGTGTACAGATGGATTTCGAACAAGCACTTGTCCATGAATTATCAACTATTCCGGCATTAAACGGCAAAGTATTTCCTTTAAGCGCGAAAGAAGGAACAAACCCACCTTTTATTTTATACGTTTCGTCCGAAGGTAAAAAAATTCAGACTTTAGCAGGCTATAACGATATCAAAGAAGTAAATGCCACAATCCACATAGTAACTCAAACTTACGATGAATTAAAAAATTTGGTAAAGCAAGTTGTTGATAAATTAGCTTCTTTTTTCGGTCGAGCTATCGGAATTGGAGGACCACTCGTAAAAAGTTATGAGTATAACGAACCTAGCGAAGATTTTAACGAAGAACTCGATTTTCATAGTTCCTCTATTGATATAAAAGTAAATCTTTAAAGGTGATTGACTATGCAAACTAGAGGAAGCGCAACTTTAAACGGATTAGATTTTTCTTCTTTTCAATCCATCACAAACGAAACAACACTTTTCACCAATTCGCCTAATTACAACATTTTACGGGCATATGGTTCATCAGGTTCGCCTGATTCAACATTTGTTACTAGGGTAGCATTATGTAAAGCGCATGGCGTTCCGTCAGGCGGCTATTTTTTTGCCCAACCAACTAAACCGATTACAAGTGGTGGAGATGTTCAATGCGATGCTCAATGTGATAATTTTATCACCATTCTTCAACAAGCTTACGGAACGGGTCAATTTGGCGACCTTGTGCCTTGGCTTGATGTTGAATCGTGGGGAGCAACAACACCTCAGCATCCCATGTATGACGGTCTAACAGGCGACCAATTAATTGATTGGGTAAAACGCTTTCGTGACCGTTTTTTTAATACCACAAACAGGCGATTAGGTTTTTATAGCGACCGTTATTTTTTAAAAGACCCTACGCAAATGAATATTTCAGATGGTAAATTGGCAGAAATTAATAATATGCCGTTGTGGTTAGCTGAATACGACATTTATTATCCGAATAACACAAATCCCGCAAATTCGCCTGCAAATTTAGGCGGTTGGACAAAATATTGTTTATGGCAATACGGGGCGATAGCAGATGCCAGTACTTTCGGATTATATCATGCACAAAATCAAGTAGACCATGATATAACAGATTCGATTGATAGGATTAAACCGCCGCCAGCA